CAGTAGATTATACAGGTTTCGGATGGCTTCTAATTAAAAACGGAGTCTTTGAGAATGAAGGTATAAAGTATCCTTGGTTCGCACCTAAAATGCAAGTCTTCGAATCAGGAGAAGTGCAAGATATGTGCGGTGAGGACGTTTCTTTCTGTCTTGATGCAATCGAAGCAGGTTTTGAAATCTGGTGCGATCCTCGTGTAAGGGTTGGACATGAGAAAACAAGAGTCATTTAAGTTTTAATGAAACCTAGATATACTATAGTATATAACGATAAAGTTCTATTTTCAGACTTAAGTGAAATGGAATACTTTGAAAGAATGGAAGATCTGTCAATAGAATTTTATCAGACTGGTGTACCACATCCTCAAGAAATTATCACACAAATACAGAAGGACGAAAACTAATGGCTCATACAACAACTTGGACAATCACAAATATGCATAGAGAATCTGCTGATGGATATGTTTATGAACTCGATGTAAAAATCAGTGCAGTTGATAATGCTGATGCTTCTAATACCTCATCAACAAATACAAAGGTATCTTTAGATCGTCCTGACACATTAGTGGCATATGATACTCTTGATGAGGCAACTGTGATTGGTTGGGCAAAGGCAGGACTTGGAACAACGATATGTGATAATATAGAAACTTATTTTACAAATAAATTAGCAAAGAAAACATCAACAGGAGTACCTTGGTAAATTATGGCAAAATCTAAAACTGGTGCGTGGGGTAATGTTGAACTTGAATCGACTCCGAAAAAGACTCGACAAGGAAATGGAAAACATACAAAATACGCTGCTACATCCCGTAACTCGTCTCGTAAAAAATATAGAGGACAGGGAAAATAGATTCAAAACGCTCCTTCGGGGGCGTTTTTTATTAATTCTTAAAAATTGGTATAAATAAAATATAGAAAACTGTTTACGATAAAATGAAGACAAGGATATCTAGATCATTTAAAGATATTAGTCTGTCCTTTAATGCTCATCCCGTTACGAAAGATCTTACAGTCCTTAAAGATGCAAATGCAGT